CGCGCAGCCGCGAACCACAGGTCGCAGGTCGCAGGTCAATGCGCCCCGAACCAAAGTTCTTTCGACAAATCGCGGAGCGCAGTAGGCGCAGATCGCAGGTCGCCAGACCAACGGATCGCAGGTCGCAGGTCGCACATCTTTGAACCAAGTAAATCAATCGCAGATGCACCGTCAAACAAATATACACCGCCGGTCGCCGGATCATGGGCTAGGAAAAAACTCACGCCATTACATCTAGAATGCGAGGAATGCCACGCTATCTGGGATTTTGACGGATTAACCTTGCCATTTTTTACTATTTTTAATTCCACCCATACCGGCACACCATCCATGCACAAATATACGTCAGGCATGCCTTCACCGGATCGGTTTTCAATTCTCTCGAAGTGCGTCTTTTTCGGCAGGTTCTGCTTCAATGATGTCCACAGTGATCGTTCTGTCTTTGGCATCTTCAACCCTTTTCATCTCCGGTTCGGGGAAAGCGTTTGGGTATTGCTTTCGTATAGCAGCGAGTCTGGCAACGATGTCTTCTCTCGACATACTGTCAAGCTGATGCACATGGTTTTGCTCTCGCCTATCGATGGTCAAACCGCCCAAACTGGAGCGTATCTTCTCAGCGTTGATAGCGGCAGAAAACTGCCCAGCATCTTCAGCAGCGTGAGACAATTCATCGAAGCGTTTAAGTTGGTTGACCAATGTCACCCCATACTTTCGCTCTCGTTCCTCGCGAAGTTCTTTGATAAGTTCTGGCACTTCTGGGAAAGATTTACCGTCAAGAAGTTTAGCTGCATGGTTTCTGGCACTGTCGGAAGCATAGCCAGCTTTTCTCGCACACTCAGCATTACTGTATCTGCCATCAATATAATGCTTGGCAAACTCTCTTTGTCGGTTGGTAAGCCCTGCCGGTCTACCACCCTTTCCTATAGTGTTTTCTACGGGTTCAGTCTTTTTCAATGTCAAAAACCTTCTCATGTAGGGCAATACTGCTTAAAAACTGTGACAGTGGTACAGAAGTGGTACAGCTATAACTGTTGCTCAGTAAGCGTTGTATCACTTGTACCGTTTGTATCACCTTTTTCAAAAAAAATAAAAATAAATTCTTCAACCCAAAAAAAACCTTATATAGATGCATTTTATGCTTTGACTACATGGGATAATCTGATAGGGTTATCCTAGATAACAGGCATATTATAAGTGACCGTGGTTCGTGGTGCAAGGAGCAAAGACATGAAAGCAGGAATTTACAAGGTTGGATTAAGCAAGCCGATATTAGGTTCTAGGGTTTTGCATATCACGATTAACAATCGGGCATGGCAGAAGGAAGCGTTAGCCAAGCCTATCAAAGTAGGGAGTAAGAAATAATGGGATCGACATTAAACACACCAAGAATGGATCAGGCATTGTCTGATTTGGAAAAGATTTTTTTGCCGGTGATCAAGACTGAATATGCACCGACTCGCGAAGAGTGGGCAGAAATTTGCGAAGGTATCTGGATTGGTGCGCTGGAAGGTGGCAGCAACTACTGGATCGATTATATCCACACAAAAGGTCTTGACCTTAAATGCGGTTATACCGTGGTGGATAAAAACTTTGATATCGTAATTCACATTGATGGTGAAGAGGACGAAATCCCAACATATAGAAAAGCATTTGATGTGATTGTTGAGGGTCTCAACCGTCTTGATCCAAGTCGCCAGAATTTGGCTTACACAGATCTAGGTCAGTTGGATGCCAATGATTATGATTTGATCATCCAGTTGGGTGTGTTTGGTAAGGAGGTGTATTGCTAATGACTAAAGGATTTTTGGGTAGAGAGTTACCGTTTGAATGTATCGTGGGCGATGAGCCGGAGGTCTGTGAAAACATATTCAGTGGCGAGAAGGTGGGTTTGCCTGCCGATGCGGTTGCAGTCTATGACGTTATCATGGGTGCTAATTTGATTGCTGAAAAAACCAGTGATCCGAAAATGCAGGATAAGCTATACGAGGAAGTCCGCAAGGGTTGCGATTGGTTTATGAAGCATGAGCCGCATGCCTATATGGTTTTGTTAGATTAGGAGGTAGTAGGATGAGTAAGGAAGCTTATGCGGACAGCCTAGAGCATTGGGCTAAGTGTTTTAGGGATGGAACATTGGACGACTCGTTCGCCAATGAGATTGCCTATCTGCTTGAGGACAAGGCGCGTGATCTCAGGGTCGATGACCGCCATGCGTTGTCCAACAAGTTAATCACAAATGCTTTGAAGCGAGGTGATATACCAAGGCCACAGATAGATTGGCAATGTGATACAGGTATTTGTGAACATTCAGATCGAATAGAAGGTCGATGTCAATGCTACAACGAGGATTTGAAGCGAGGAGATATATAATGGCACATATTGATTATACCGAAGATGGCAAGCCGTTCATCAGGGATGACTGGCATCTAGAAGATGTGGCGCAAGTCTGTGATCAGATGGATGTCACGCTGACTGAAGATCAGATGGAAGATGTCCTGCACGATATTGTTAATGGCTTTGATGCCAACCACGGCATCAGTTGGGATACGTTTGAATATGTTATTCATCAGCATAACCCTGTCGATAAGGAGGTGAAGTAATGGCATTTTTATATAAAGGTACAGACGATTGGTCTGGGGTTAAGTGGTGTGTTCGGACGGTGTACTGGCACGATAGCTATGGCATCAATGATATGCTGACCTATGGCGGTGACTATAACCCGCACGAAAATCCCGAAAATCCATTAGTGGAATTCTATGACATGGACTCACTGGTCGCTAACACAGAGACAGGTGACGAGGGTCACGATGCGAGGATCAAGGAGCGAGGTCAGTTTGTCAGTCGGTACTATTTAAATACATTGAACGGCACTGATCGGGGAACGCATGCATCTGCGCCACAGTTTGAAGACAACTGGGCTAATGGTTTGAACCTGCATGGTGCAGTGGAACGGTGGTCGATATTCGGTGAGATATACACCAAGGCTATGAAGGCAGTGAACGCTGACTTTGAAGAGTGGAAAGAAAACTGGATGCTTGAGCATGACAGTGAATGAAATAGGCGGGATGGTGTTAGCGTGTATGGGTACGCTAACACCAGTGGAGATAAATTTAGAAATTTGGTCTACGCATAAGTATTTGTCTGCTTGCCATGTGGCAGCGACAGAGCGCGGTTTTGATTATCCTGATCAGCAGTGCTTTTGTGTTGACGTAAGAGACATTTTGCGAGGGAAAAAATAATGGGTGAGTGGATATCTGTTGAAGATCGTATGCCGGAGAAAGATAAGTCGGTCGAGTATAAAGCTACGGTGATGGAAGGTCATCCTTCCGAAACCGTTATCCAAGGTGTTGGAAAGTTCGTTGGCTGCTATGTGGATAGCGAGGGCGAAGAGTGGGAAGATATGCATACGTTTGTTAATGACCGCCACGGTGGATTTTTGACCGGCGATGTTCAGTTCTGGAGGGAGGTCGAAGATGCCTAACTTTAAGGTTTACGTCACGGTGTATCACCGGATTGATGTCGAAGCTAACAGCGTGGAAGAGGCGAAAGACAAAGCTTCAGAGGAAATATGGGACGATCACATTAAGGATGTGATCATTGATGTTGAGGAGGTTGACAATGATAATTCTTGAATTAACTCGTGTGTGTAGAACAACAGGACGCGATGATGGGAAGACTTTCCTGACAGGCACTGCGTTTTGTGTCAGTCCTGTTACGCGTAAGTGGGGTAAGCTTGAGCGAGATATATGTATCGTGGACAATGGCACACATAACAACGGTGGTTACTGGGTGTCCGACTCTTATGGAAACATTGTGAGTATGATAGAGGAGCAAGCTGGACGATGCTAATAAGGATCGGGGATCGTGTTTCAACGAAGTACGGCGAGGCATCCATCGTCACGATAGATGAAGTCCAGTTAGGCGAGAAGTATGGGCATGAGGTTTTTGAAGCAAACCTTGGTTCGGCGGACTCCATCCTGCGGACAAGGTATGTGGTGGATCTGGATGATGGTCACTGGGTTTATGGTACAGACATAAGGGAGATACCTAATGAGTAACAAAGTACCGACGTTTGAGGAGATAAAGGAAGCGTTGAAGCTTCCAGTGGAAATAACTGTCCGGCATGACGCTATGGGCAGGGTCATCAGGAAGAAGAAGGAGAAGCTTGGTGATGGGAAGTAGAGTATCTAAGGATCAGTATAACACATGGGTTGATATGCCCTATGCTGCGATAAATAAGGTTGAGGGAGATGCGCGAAGGGCAAGGATAGAGGCCAATAGAAAAGCAGCCGAAGGTTTACCACCGGATGCTTTTGCTGACGAGGCTGACATCCCAGAGTCGGATGCTCAAGGAACTTACTACCCCGTGGCAAACATTTTTTATGAAAGAGAGGATAACAATGGCTAATGGTAAGAGAGTGACAAGGGATATGCGTATCAAGCTTTTGGATATGCATAACAAGTTGAAGGCTATGTGCAACATGATCGAAGAGACTTCAGACTGCAATCTGTCTGACGTTAGGAATCTGCGTCAAGCTGTCGATTCACTAAAGGAAGAGTTTTGTTTTGCCCCGCCTACAAAGCAGGGCTATTACTGGGCTGATTATGTGTTGGAAGAGGACGTTAAGGAAGAGGAGGTCGAAGAGCATGGGTAGAATGAAACAGATGGCCTTGGAGCTTGAAGAACAGTTCATGGACAAAATGCTTGAGGTCGCAGACCGGAGTGAAACTTATCTTGTCTTCACTTCGGAGATGGAAGGTCATATGGATATGGTCAGTCATTTAGGTCTGTCTGCTATCCACGACATGATGGCAGAGACATGGGGCGAGGTTCAAGAAACCGCAGGCAAAGAAGCCTACGGGGGCGTGGAGGTCTACGATGGTGATTGAGGCTGGCGATGGTACATGGCAAAAGCGGTTGGACGTAGGTCAGTGTCCGAAGTGCCGCCACGAATTAAAGCCTCACACTGTTGTATTCGGTGTGAGGGAGGGCACACAATTACTAAGGTGTCCTTTATGTAAGTTAGAAATAATTCAAAGAGACCCGAAGGAGGTCACAATGTTAGAAACTAAACTGATGCCAAGCGAAGAAGATCTTTGCGCCGCACCGGAAAAAATGTACTGGTCTGATGCGGTGACTATTATAGAAGATGTGATTGAAGAATCTTTAAATGATGCAGACATCAGCAACGAAGCAGAA